TAATAAACGAGCAAACAAAGAATTTGATACCTACCTAGACCCCAAATCAGGCAAAGACTTTACTACATTTAAAATTGAATATAAAGATATTATTAAAGACGCATTTACAGGAACAAGAGAAGTAAATATTGATAAGTCTGAAAAAGATATTTTAAATTATTTACAAAACAATAAAGACTGGTTTAAATCATCTTTACTAATAGCAAAAGAATTACTAAACGAATTAGCTTCAGTTTCTCCTAAACTATCATCTAAAATAAACCCACCAAAATGGGGTAATATATTTTATGTTAGAGGTGATAAAGAAATAATGGGTACACTTGGTGAGTTATTTAAGTCAGCAAATAAACAAAGTGAAAAATCAGGTGGTGGTAAAGCATTTGGTGATATAAACAAATGGTCTCCTGCTGATATATACTTTGCTACGGTTAAGTGTAAAAGTATTTTAAAAAATTTAGAAAAAGATTCAGAAACTAAAAAAAATAATTTATCTTTTGCTCAGTTAAATGAGAGTGTAGGAAGTTTAATAAAAAGTGGAGACTTATTACCTCTATCTCTTAAAAAAGCAGGTAGTAGAATAAAGATTGTTAAAGTTAACTTTGATAGAAAAAGAGAAGAAGAACTTTTATCAAAAACAACTAGCATAGGTGTTGCACCTTGGCAACCTATGAAAGGTAGTTATAAGTTACTATCAAAAAACAGTAAGAAAGTTTGGTTCTTTGATAAACCTTATCAAGGTGGTAGAGATATTAAACTTAAATTAAAATCAGACGACAAAGAAGCTATTATAAAAGTAAGACACACACCAGCTGCTAGTGGTAAACCACAGCAAGGAGTAAAGGTTGTTTTAGAATACAAAGGTGCTTCAGCTTTAGGAGGACAAGTTGTAGGTATACCTTTATTTACAAAAATAATTCAAACAGTTGATCCTTCTTTTGCACAAAAAATTAGAAACGAATGGAATAAAAATTATAAGAAATATGTAGATGACGCAAATAACTATATAAACTTTGGTGGAGGCAAACAATTATACGCAGACAAGAGTCCTAAATCACAGAAAAAATTTAATGAAGATGTAGGTGCTATATCTGGTTTAACAGTTATGAATGCTATAAGACCTGTACTAGATAAGTATTTTAAAACTAAAGGAAAAGTACAAGATAATGTTGTTAGAGCTGTATTTGCCTATGTTTCTTCAAGGTCTTCTTCATCAAGTCCTTTTGTAATAGCAAAGGATTAAAACTTATAAATAGTATTAGTTGATTTATATGGAAAATGTGATTATTATATTGATGGAAACAATGAGAGGAATATGTTTAGTTTTAAGGGTTTTATTACCACAGAAAAGAATACGCATTTAGAACACCTAGAAGACGATATAATTAATCGTGGTTCAGATGGTGGTCGTAACGCAGTAAGTTTTTTAAAGTCAGTTAGAAATATGTTAGCTGGGTCTGCTAGCGGACGAGTTAATATGTCTGTTAAGTGGGACGGCGCTCCTGCTATTGTTGCAGGTAGAAATCCTGAGAACGGCAAATTCTTTGTCGGTACAAAATCAGTCTTCAATAAAACACCTAAAATCAATTACACACCTGGCGACATTGCGAGTAATCACTCTGGTCCTGTTGCACAAAAATTAAATGTTTGTTTAAAAGAATTAAAGAGATTAGGTATTACAGGTATCTATCAAGGCGATTTACTATTTACAAAAGGCGATACTAAAGTAGCAAACATAGATGGTGAAAGAATGATAACTTTTACACCTAACACTATTACATATGCAGTACCAGTATCATCTGCTTTAGGTAGAAAAATTAGTAGAGCAAGATTAGGTATTGTATTTCATACTTACTACACAGGTAAAACTATGTCATCTTTAGGTGCTGGGTTTGGTACTGTTAGTGGTAAGACAGGTTCAACGGCAGTCTATTTAGCAAGTGCAGGTTATACAGATACATCTGGTTCATCTACATTTACAACTGGAGAACTATCTAGGTTTGACGGACTAATAAGAATGGCAGAAGGTTCTTTAGCAAAGGCAGCACCTTTATTAAATGTAATGAAATCAAATGATCCTTTATCAGTAGGGTTTAGATTAAAGTCATTTTTCAATCACTACATAAAAAATAGTCAAGGTGCCTCTATGGCAAAAGTTAAAACTTTGCAAGATATGTTTAGAGATTATTACGATCAAATATTAACAGCAGAAATTTCTGATAGAAAAACTACTAAAGGTAAAGAGAAATACATTAAGGCAAAGAAAGACGGTTTAAGTTTTATAGATAAAAATAGAAGTGCATTATACTTTGCTATTGCAAGTCACGTGAGTTTAGGTAATGCAAAGAACTTTCTTATACAAAAACTATCACAGATACAAAGTATAGGACATTTTATTAGAACACCTAATGGATATAGAGTAACTAATCCAGAGGGTTTTGTTGCAGTAGATAAAAAAGCAGGTGCAGTTAAACTTGTAGATAGATTAGAATTTAGTAGAGCAAACTTTACGATTGCTAAAGATTGGGTAAAAGGATAATGAAAAAAACTTTACAAGAAGTTAGAGAATATATCAACGAAGGTGTTTATGATCCTGGTATATTCAAAGCGTTCTTTTTAGCAGGTGGTCCTGGGTCAGGTAAAACTTTTGTAACTTCAAGTGCGTTTGCAGGTACAGGATTGAAACTTGTTAATAGTGATATAAAGTTTGAAAAAGATTTAAGAAAAGCAAATTTGTCATTGAAAATGCCAGACGAAGAAGCATACTTTAGAGATATGATTAGAAAAGGTGCAAAGGCATTTGTAGGTAAACAATTAGATCAATACTTACAAGGTAGACTAGGTATGATTATAGATAGTACAGCAAGAGATTATTCAGTTATACAAAGACAATATAATTTATTAAGAAACATTGGATACGATTGTTATATGGTATTTGTTAATACAAGTTTAGATGTTGCAATAGAAAGAAATAGAACTAGAAGTAGATCAATACCTGAATACATAGTACAGAAAAGTTGGAAAGGTGTTCAATCAAATATGGGTGCATTTCAAAAAGTATTTGGGCATAGTAAAATGTTAATTGTAGATAACAATAGGGACGATAAAGAATTAGTTACACAAACTTTAAATACTGCTTCTCGTTTTATAAGAAGTAGATTAAGAACTAAACCAGAAAATGGAATTGCAATGTCTTGGATTAAAAGAGAGTTAGAGGCAAAGAAAAGAATATGAGATTTAAAGATTACTTAAAACTAGAGGCAGTTATAGATATACCTAGAAAAGGATATGCACCAGGTGTATTTGATAATGCTAATACAGATAGTCCTAAAATGAAAAGTAAGATTATCGGTCAGATAATGAAACAGTTTACAGAATTTAAAAAAGAATATCCTATATTAGATTATTCTTTGATAGGTTCTATCTTAACTAAAAGATATAGAGATGACGCTGACCTAGACATTAATGTTTTGTTTGATGTACCTAAAGAGAAACAAGAAGAAGAAAGATTAAGATTATCTAAACAATTCTTATCAACTAAAAACGCTGATAACATACAAGGTAAATTAATACCAGGTACAAACCACCCTATTAACTATTACTTTATAACAGATAAGGCAACCTATGACGATCAGAATAAAAAGGCAGACGCAGTATTTGATATAGGTAAAAACAAATTTATTAAACGACCTGAAGATTTTACATTTGATCCTAGTCTATATGTTTCTGACTTTAATAAAAAAGTACAAGAGATAGATGTAATCAAAGGCGAATTAAAAAGAGATATAATAGATTACAAAGAACTAAAAGGTTTAAGTGCTAATGATGTTTTAGATTTACAAGAAAAGATCAAAGATAAATTAGAAGAAATAGAAGACGACATACAACTTATAATAAAAGTAGGTGATGACATAGACGCAGAAAGAAGAAAGGCGTTTGATACAGATATGTCACCTGAAGAAATAAGACAATACGGTATTAAGAATAGATTACCTAAGGCAGTTATCTATAAGATGTTAGAAAAATATCACTACATAACATTTTACAAATACTGTAAAAAAATATTAGATGATGGAGTAGTTACTGATAAAGAAATAGAAAATATGCCAGAGGCAGTTGCTACTAGAGAGATTGCATTTACATTTGGTAGATTTAATCCACCGACAGTAGGACACGAAAAACTTATTAAAAAAGTTGCTTCTGCTTCAAGTGCATTTAAAATATTTTTAAGTAGAAGTGAAGACAAGAAAAAGAATCCACTATCTCCTAGAACTAAATTAACTCATATGAAATTTATGTTTCCTAAGTATAGTAGAAACATTGAAATCAGTAACACAAATATGATTTTAGATATTGCAAGTAAATTGCACAAACAAGGATATACTGCTATTAAGATGGTAGTAGGTAGTGATAGAGTAAGAGAATTTGAAACTATACTTAAAAAATATAATGGAGAAAGAAATAGACACGGTTTCTATGACTTTGAAACAATCAAAGTTATATCAGCAGGAGAAAGAGATCCAGACGCAGAAGGTGTATCAGGAATGTCGGCAAGTAAGATGAGGGATGCCGCTGAAAAAGATGATTACAATACATTTAAAAAAGGTGTACCTACAGGATACAGAAACGCAGATGATTTATTTAAAGATGTAAGAAAAGGAATGCGATTAGCAGATAACTATTCTTACGAAACAAATTACAGACCAATAAAATCTCTACAAGAATTTGAACAAAATCAAATTAGAGATTTATACATTAGAGAAATGATCTTCAATATAGGAGATCAAATTAAATATATCAAAGAAGATATTGATGGTAAAGTGATTAGAAAAGGTACAAATTATATTGTACTAGAAGATAACAAAAATAATTTACACAAAGCTTGGATATGGGATTGTTTACCTGATCCAGCAGATAGAGAGGCACAAGTGCGAGAACACAATTTAGATGTAGATTACGGCTTTACAGCTGTTTCTACCAAAGAAGATATGGATAGGTTGCCACAAGACAAAGATGTTAAGAAAAAAGATGGCACACAACCTAAAAAGTATTACAAAGATATGTCAAAAGACACAAAAGATAAAAGAGCAGATCATTTTAAGAAGACAGATACTACTAAAAATGATAACGATTCAGCGCCAGGAGATAAAGACGCAAAGACAAAACCTAGTACACATACTCAAAAGTACAAGAAAATGTATGGTGAATTTAAGAAAGAGTCATACGATATAGGACACGACTATGCTAAACACGCTGTATCAGTTACACCAGGACAAGACGGATACGACCCTAATTATCAAGGTGGTGCATATAAACCTGCCGTTGACGGTACTTCAGGTGAAAAAGTAGTAGAAAGACCAATTAGTGATGATATTTCTGTAAAAGATATCAACGATTGGGCAACTACAAGTGAAACAATAGATAAATATAAGGAAAGATACAAAGAAGAATGGCAAAGAAAATTGTCTGAGGTTGTATCTAAAATGATAAGGAATATATAATGTTAAGTTTTGCAGATTACAAAGATAGAATATCAAAGTCGGTACACTATCATATTGAAAACAATATACCTTTTGCTGAGAACATTTATCGTGTTCATAGTGAAGAATTTTATAAGTTGTTTAGTGAGGCAAGATCATTGTATAGTGAAGGACTATTAACTGAATTGAACGATTGGGATAAACAGTTATTAGAAACAGACATTGGTGAGTTTGGTTTATACGAAAATCAAAAAGTACCTTTAGACTGCCCTATACAAGAAGAAGACGAAAAAGATCCGCCTTTAAACAAACCTAAAAAAGGTGGACCTAAAAAGTTTTATGTCTTTGTAAAAGACGGTGATAAGATTAAGAAAGTTAGTTGGGGAGATACGACAGGACTAAAAGTCAAGTTGAATGATCCTGAGGCTAGAAAAAACTTTGCTGCTCGGCACAATTGTGCTAGTAAAAAAGATAAAACAACACCTGGATATTGGGCGTGTAATTTGCCTAGATATGCAAAGAGTTTAGGACTACAAGGTGGTGGAAATTTTTATTGGTAATGAACTCACTTGATAATTATTATAAACCTTTTGAAGATTTTGAAAATAGTATTTACAAAAAAGTATTTACTAGAGTTATTAAAGAAGATGTGAAACAAGATCAACTTATATGGCACATAGATAAAAAAGACCGTGATATAAAAGTTGTTTGGGGTACAGGATGGAAATTACAAAATGATAATGAGTTGCCTTTTGAAATTAAAATAGGGCAAACATATCATATTAACAAAGAATCGTTTCATAGATTACTTAAAGGTGATTCGGAACTAAAACTAGAGATAAAAGAATATGAGTAGAACACTAAAAGAAGTAAGAGAAAATTTATTAGAGGCTGCTGAAGCTACTAAAACTAATTTACAGTACATTAGAGCAAAGACAGCTAAGAACGATCACTTTGAAACTAGAAGATATATCGCTGCCGAAATTTTAAGAGATACAAAATTAGCAGACGCATACAAAGGTTTAGAAATGGTACACGATAACTATGCTAGAGTTATTGGTAATGACGCTATTACAATCAGACAAAGATTAGAAAAAATGATGATGGCAGATTTAAAAAGAAAAATTAAAAATTGGGACGAAGTTTATTCGGCACTATAAGGGAGAACAATGACACATATTAGAACATTAATGGATCAAATGATACAGATAGACGAAGGCAGAATGAAAGATATATTTACTGCTGACCAAGAAGGTCAATCTGCTAAAGAAATTGCTAAGGCATTAAACTTACCATTAGGTACAGTTAAGAAAATCTTAGGTGAAGAAGAAGAATTAAAAGAATTTACGGCAAGTCAATTAGATATACTATCAAAACAATATGCTGGTATGTCTGGTAAAACAATTTCAATAGATCAGGCAAACAAGTTAAGAAAGATATTCAAACAAATACCTGATAGTGCTATGAGTGCTTTAAGAAAGAAAAAGATACCTTTCTTATCAGGTCTTGCATTATCTCGTATGGTACAAAAAGGTATGCCTGTAAAAGAAGATAAAGAAGAACCTAAATTAGAACCTGGAAAAGATGGCAAGGTTGGTCCTGCAGGTAAGATTGCTCTTGCAAAAGAAAAAGATACAGACGCTTTAGAAGCACAATTAGTTACTGCTAAAGGTCAGATAGAACTTCTTAAAACTAAATTAGAAAACGAAAAGAACAAGGCAGTTAAACCAGAACCTAATAAAGAAACAGGCGAAGTACCTTTAACAGTAGGTGTTGCACACAAATATTTAAAAGCAAAAGCAGAAAAAGAAAAAGAAGAAGTTAAAAAAGAAGAAACAATAATAGAGTTTAAAAAGATGACAGTATCTTTTAAAACACACGATATGATGTCTAAGGCTTCAACAGATTTAGCAAAACAAGGTTTCACTATCTCTGGTAATCAAAAGGCATTAAAAGTAGATGGCAAAGGTGCAGACCTTAACAAGTATGCTACAGATTTAAAAAATAATTATGGTGCAACAGTTGTAGCAGAGGCACAAACGGCATTTACTTCACAACAAATTAAACAGGCATACGGAATTGCAAACGATCCTAGATACAAAGGTGGTGACTATTCTGGTGCTGTTAAGGCAATTGAAAAACTTGCAAAAGGATTATCAACACATCCAGATGTAATGAAAGTATTAAAAAAAACTAACGAAGATGTACACGCAGGTGCTAAATTAGTTTATGAACAAATCAAAGGTCTAAAAAACAAAGCAGAAAAAACAGGTATGCCATATGGTGTACTTAAAAAAGTTTACGATAGAGGTATGGCAGCGTGGAGAGGTGGTCACAGACCAGGAACAACTCAACAACAATGGGCATTTGCTAGAGTAAACTCTTTTGTAACCAAATCATCTGGTACCTGGGGTGGTGCAGATAAAGATTTAGCAAAACAAGTAACGGGAAAAAACTAAAATGAATGAAAAATATTTAAAAACTAAAGAAGGTAGTATTGAAGATACTGTAAAACTTATGCAAAATAAAGTTTTAGAATCTGACTACCAAGATAAATTTAAAAAGGCATTAGACAAAGAAGGTAAACCTTTAGGTCATATGACAGGTGCTGAAAAGAAAGCATTTTTTGGCAAAGTAGATAAAATGCACACAGCTAAAAATGAAGAAAAAGATATACCAAAAGGTTCTCACAAAATGCCTGATGGTACTATAATGAAAGATAGTGAACATAAAAAAGAAGTTAAAGAAGAAGACGCTTACGATGGCACTCCTGCTGAAGTTAAAAAACTTAAAGCAAAAGAAAAAGCAGATGCTGAAAAAGCAAAAGCAAAATCTAAAAAAGAAGAAGTCAACGAAACACATACTACTCAAACTGCTAAAGCAAATGCACATCAAAGAAGTGCTGGTGGTGAGAAAAGTCCTATCAGTCATATGGTAAATAAATCTATTGAAGAAATTACTTCTAATGGCACTAAAACTTTTGCTCAAATGAGAGCTGAAGTAGATGAGGCGTGTTGGGATTCTCATAAACAAGTCGGTACTAAACAAAAAGGTGGCAAGACAGTCCCTAACTGTGTACCAAAGAATGAGGCAGCTGAAAAGACAGACGCTGAACGAACATTCCCTGGTAAAGACGAGAAGATCAAAGGTGAAAATCCTGCTGACAAAGGCAAGAAAGAACAAGAAACTGGCGAAGATACTAGAGATCCTAAAAAGAAAACAATGTCAGGTAAAGTTGCGACTTCTCCTGAGATGAATCCTAAAGTAGATTACAAATACTAGTATAATGTTACCTCGTATCTATTGTGATATGGACGGTGTTCTTTGCGACTTTAAAAAAGCGGCTGAAAAAGTAACCGGTATGCCTATATCTAAATGGTCTTATGCAAGTAAGACTGAAAAGTGGCAACCAATCAAAGACACTCCAAGATTTTGGCACACTATGCCGTGGATGCCTGGTGGTAGATCGTTATGGTCTTTTATCCGTACACATAAACCACACATACTATCAGCATATGTAGAAGAAAGTTTTGATCCTAACTGTATACCTGGTAAATCTCATTGGGCAAGAACTAATTTAGGGATTGCACCTGGTAGAATTAATCTAGTTAAGAGAGTACAAAAATCACAATACGCAATGGTGGCAGGGCAACCTGCGATCCTAATAGACGATTACAAGAAAAACACAGACCAATTCACACAAAAAGGTGGTATTGGCATACTTCATACATCAACTCCAAACACACTTAAACAACTCAAAAAACTAGGCTTCTAGTATTCTTTCTTATAAATAGTATCATATACTAACAAATTGAGTACCTTAACAATTTAACAAGGGAGAGAATAATATGTCAAGTTGGACTAAAGCAGATTCAGCAGCAGGAGCACCTTTATGGGCAGCGACTATGTTGAATGTAGCACCTTCAAGTGCTAATAGAACTTCGTTATATCAAAACACTAGTGCTAATACTTTTATAGGTGGCGCAACTAATGGTTTGTTTAACTACACAACATCTGAAACGCAATCTGGACAGGTTGCTCACACAGGTTGGGTTCTAAAAACTACTGGTTCAGGTGGACGAGCAGGTAGAGTATCTTATACTACTCTAGTATGTTTAACATCTAACTCGTAATAAATAATTTTATAGGGCCCCATTAGGGGCCTTATATATACTATATGAATAAATTGATCTAGGTATATGCCTAGAGTAGCATTCCCCATAAGGGGTTAACAGGAGAATAAAAATGGCAGACAAGAAAATAACGGCGTTGACCGATCTAGGTGACGCATTAGCAAGTGTGGATTTATTTCACATAATAGATAATCCATCAGGAACACCAATCAATAAAAAAGTTACAGCGGAAGATGTATTCAATAATATACCTTCTTGGATTGGACTTAAAGACACATCTCAAAGTTTAACAGGTGATGGTTCATCAACTCTAGCAATAACAGTAACAGAGTCAACAACTCTTGTTAATGCTACAGCAGAAACAGCTCCGTGTACTTTAGAAGATGGTGCTGACGGACAAGTAAAAATTATAATTAACAAATCTACTGGCGGTACAAATGCAGTTGATATTACACCTGCAAACTTTAATGCTGGTTCTGGTGTCAAAGTAAGTATAGACGCACCAGGTAGAAGTGTTATGTTAATGTTTAAAGACAGTAAATGGAATGTGATTGGCGGAAACGGTCAAGTAGTAAGTTAATAATTAGGAGTATATAATATGTTAAATGAAAAAGTATTGCAAGAAGAATTAGCAGTATTACAAGCTGATTTTGATAAAACAAAAAAAGGTATAGAAACTATGGAGAAAGAATTAGGTGGTCAAAAGGCTAACTTAAATGCTATCTATGGTGCCTTACAACAAACTGAAAAACTTTTAAAGTTAAGTAAGGGAGAACAAAATGGTAAAACAGTTTAAAGCATTTGTTAATGAAGAATCTGTAAAAGATTTTGAAGAAGATGTATTAGGCGAAACTCAATCTGAAAAACAGATTGATAAAAAAGAAAAAGAAGTAGAGGAAAAAAATGAAAACATTTAAACAACACGTGAATGAACACAGTTATAATGGTGGTCAAGTTGGCACTGCTACATCAAATTCAGTAGAAGATGGTGCTTCAGGTGCTCACAATATCCAAGACGCTGCTGTTCTTCAAAAAGTTAACGCATTTGTTGGTTCTATTGCCGAAAGGGAATACTTACAACCACAATTTGCAGTTGATGAATTAAAAGAAAAGTTACAAAGAATAGGTCTTACTTGTGGCGATTGCACACTAGAAGGACCAAGTGGAAAAACAACAGTTGAATTGAAACAATTTGGTGGAAGATTTGGTAAAGATACCGATGGTTCTGATATAAATGATGATGGTATATCTCATAGAAAAGAGGGTGGATTAAAGATGGAAGTATCTTATGAAACTCTAAAAACAGGAACATCAAAGGTCTACGCTAAATTAGTGTAGATTATGTTCAAAGAGATAACTAAAGATACTTGGTTGCTGTATGCACAGCAAAACTATGACAATCCTACTTTTGCAAAAGAGCAGGAATTTTATGATGACTTAAAAAGATTCAAGTATCTTAAAAGGTTATTTCGTAGATACACTTTAACGAGTGAAATAAAAGTAAGACTAATTGTTAATCACATTGTAGTTTTACAAAATGTTTTTGGTGTAGAGGCCGCTTGTGTATTATTATTATACAAGATAGACGAACAATACTGGCCAATACTAAAAACAGTTTTAATTCATTTAGATTATTTGTATCCACACGAACTAAACAATGTTCAAGTAGATGAGAGTATTAAAAAATTATTAAAGGAAATGTAATGGCAAATAGACCAGTTGATTTACTTATCGCATATAGAGTTATTAAAATGCTAGTAACACCTTTTGACAAGCAACCTGCTTTTAAGTATGGTATAATTGATAAAGATGGTAAAGTATTACAGAAATATAGAACTATTAAAGGAACATTAGAAAAGCGTTCCTATACCGTTTTACATAGGTTTGTTTTTAATTTAAAAAGATTACTTGCGAAAGTAGGTATTAAAGGTAAGTTAGGATCATTTGCAGTTGCAGCCGCTTTACTATTAAGAGAAAATAAAAAGTATGCAATACATAAAGACATAATAGAGTCTACTGTTATTACATATTTAAAAGACAACAATCTCTATGACGATATATTAAATGAAAGCAGAGAGATACCGGAAGTATTAACAGACGATAAGTTTGTTATGAATTGTTTTGGTGTTGATGTATTTGAAAACAATGGAGAATTAAAATCGGAGTTTGACTATGCCAAAACATTATAAAGAAATGATAGACGAGATCATCAACAAGATTGATGAAGACGCACCAGCTAATTCTGTTGCAGGTGGTGGTGTTGATATGGCGCCTAACGCTAAACACCCATTAACTAAATCACACGACAAATATAAAAAAGGTAATCAAAGAGATCCTTTAATGTTTGCTAAACCTCTTAAAAGAAAAATTAAAGAGAGTGATGACAATAACAATGTAGTATTAAGAGGTGTTATTAATAAGATAGAAAATATAGAAGCAGCACTTGACGAAAAACTAAATGGTAAAACAGAATTTAAAATAGAAGAAGAAAAAAAATACACAACTTTCAAGGACAAATATAATGGTTAAAACATTAAAAGAATATTTATCTACTGTAACAGTAGGAGGTGCAGGTGTAGTAAGACCTATGGCTTCATTGAGTGCAAAGGGTACAGACATTGGACCTAAAGGTAGTAGAGGTCGTGGTGTTGGTTTAGCCGCTTCAACTTTACCAAAAGCAAAATTAGAAATATCAAATAAACTAAAAGGTAAAGTTTTAGATAGAAAAATAGCAAAAGCAAAAGTAAAATTCAAATCAAAAGAGTTTTTAAAAAGACCTTAGGAGATATATGGAAATAATAATAAGTTTAGCAATGAAATTTTGGATGTGGACTATATTAATTATAGTAGCAATAGTAGGATCACTTATCAATTTACTTGATAAAAAGAAACCTAAATGTTATACATTTAAAAGTACAGCAATGCCTGTATTAAGACCTATACCTATCAAAACAAAAGGTAAAGGATTTTGGAAAGGAATAGCTTTGTGGTTACTCGGTGTCAGACATTGGGAACTTGCTGAAGACTATAACTACCAATTGAACGACAAAAAATTTGTAATACCTGCTGGGTTTACATTTGACGGCGCAAGTATACCTAAGTTTTTGCATCCGTTTTTCTCGCCAGTAGGAGTGTTATTAATGGGAGGTCTTGTACACGATTATGCTTACAAGTATCAAACCTTATTAATGGAAGGTAAGAGAGAAACTTTAGGTGTTATATCTCAAAAAAGAGCAGATGAAATCTTTAGAGATATTAATATCAATGTTAATGGTTTCTATCTTATGAACTATCTCGCATATTGGTCATTAAGAATAGGTGGCTTTGTTGCGTGGAATGGGCATAGAAAAAGAAATGCCAAAATAAAAGGAGTAAAATAATATGTTTTTTACATTAGGAATAATTATAGGCATAGCAATCGGTTGGATCGCAAACGATAAGTGGGATTGGATCAAAGACAAAGCTGTGTTCTGGAAGAAATAATATGTTTGGATCAGTAAAAATATTTTTTATTGGTATAATTGCCACCGCTGTAATAGGCGGTGGTCTTTATGTGATGAAGTTAAGATCAGATAATGCTACATTAAAAGCAAATCAAATTAAACTAGAGTCTGCTGTACAAGATCAGCAAGAACTTATCACACAACAAAAAAACGATTTCAAAGATATACTTGCTGCTAATCAAAAGATGAATGAGTTAGTAAGTGTTCTTAAAAAAGACCTTGATAATTTAGACAAAAGGTTTAACAAAAAGAATAGAGATGTTGGCAAACTTGCAATTGCTAAAACAGAGTCTATTGAAAGAATAACAAACGGTGCTAGTGCATTGGCTACAAGATGTATTGAAATAGCAAGTGGCGCCGAATTAACTGAAGAAGAAAAAAATGCTACAAAAAAGTCTGAAATTAATTCAGAATGTCCTAGTATTGCTAATCCTAAGTATATTCCTTACTAATTGTTCGGGTGTCAAAGAGTTAACAATATTTAAGAAAAAGGTTGAGAGGGAGAAACTCAATCTGAACACACCAACTCCGTTAGAGTTAGAGAACTTAAAATGGATTATTATCACTAGTAAGAATGCTGAAGAAGTGTTTAAAAGACTAGAGGAATCCGGTATTGATCCTGTACTATGGGGTCTTACAGACAAAGACTTTGAACTATTAGCAAAGAACTTCGCACAAATTCGTAATCAATTGAAAATCACTAACGATTTGCTTGATAAATATAAGGAGTATTACGAACCAAAAACAGATGAAAAATAGACTAGACATATCAGATCAGACAGCAATTTCAATGCCAATGAAGAACTTAATCTCCATAGTGGCTGCCGTTGCAGTTGGCGTTTGGGCATACTTCGGTGTATTAGAGCGTATTACAATGTTAGAAACTAAAAGTACACTTGCAGAAAAAGACTTAACACAAGTAACTTCTACATTAGGTGCTGATATAGATAAGAATAACGAATTTAGAATCAAATGGCCGAGAGGCGAATTAGGTTCACCACCTGCTGACTCTGAACAATTTATGTTGATTGAACACATTGCAGGACAATTGGAAGCTGTTCAGGATAGAATGGAAAATATGATGAACAATGGGGTCAACATTAAGAGATTACAAGAGGATGTAAAAATCCTTAGAGATGATGTTGAGAAATTAAAAGATAGTAATAGAAATATGATCTATCAAAATGGAGGCACAAAAACTCAATGAAAAAATTAACTAGTATATTATTTTTATTATTGTTTGCAACTAGCGTATTCGCAGCCAAATTATATACTGGCGGAGAAAAATACGAACAAGAAAAAGTAATTGCATTAACACTAACTGCTGGTGGCAAAAGAATTGAATGGGTATTTAAAGAAAACTTAGGTCAATGTTTAAAATCTAAAAGATTAGCAGATAGGGAAGTCAATGGCGAGAGAGTTGTATTCGCTTGTGAGATAGTAAAAGCACTATTACAAAAAGATAAACAATCAAAATACGGTATTAGATTACTTAAAATTATAGAATAGAAAAGATATGCAAGGAAGATTACTATTAGCAGGACTACTATCATTTTTCATATTACTAGGTGGAATAAGTTTAGTATTTGCAGATTGCACAGGATGTGGCGATGATGGTCACCAAGTTTGTCCTATTGAAAAGAAACATACACACAAAACATTTATGAAAGAAGAACATAAAGAGTCTTCATCTACACCAGAGGATGGTGTTGTATTCGCAGTATGTATTTTTGAAATAGATGAGGCAACAGGTGAAAGAAAATTAGTTGACCACGTGGCAAGTGAAAACTTAATGGACTGTTTGAAAAATAAAAGAGAAGCAGAAAGAAAATACAAAGAGAGTGAAGATAAAGAAGGCATATACAATATGACTTGTGATAAAGTAAATGCTAAAGTAAGAGTATTAGAAAATGGCGAGTGGGAAATACTAGAGATTACAGGTAGACACGACCAGGCATACGAGAGAAAAAAAATTTACGAATAAACAAAAGGATAATTATGGAAATGAGTGATTTAGTATCGTTAGGTAAGTTATTATGGCCAATGTTAGTTGCATTTATATTATTAATTGTAACTTTAGCGCAGGCACATTATAGAATAAAGGTTTTAGAAGAAAAAGTTAAGGTTCTTTTTGATCTGGTCAACAAATTAACAGACAAATTCAGTAAGTAATTCTTATAAATATACCTGTAAAGAGAGAAATTTATGGGAAAATTATCAGTAGTATTAGCAACAATTTTAGTAGTATTATCTATTCAGTCTTCAAAAGGTAGCGAAATGACCTTTAAGTTTGGTAGTCCATCGTTTTCTGGTAACGGAAAATCATCACACTATCTTACAATTGAAAACATAGAGAAGACTCGTAAAGACGCTATCAAAGCACAGCAAAAAGCTGATGCTGAAAAATTAAAATCAGACGCAAAGAACACACCTATTGCTAAATTTAAAGCAAATATAGAGAGTAGATTTTATACTGCTCTTGCAAAACAAATTACAGACAATGTATTCGGCGCTGATGGTCTTCAACAAGACTCAGGTACATTTACAAATCCAGTTGGGGGAGAAACTGTTGAGTGGTCAACTCCTGGAGGCACAGGTAATGTAGTAGTTACAGTTACCGAAACAGATGGAACAACAACTGTCTTTACAATGCCTAAAGAGGACAATAGTTAATGTTTAAATATATAGGAATATTCCTACTATCTTTAATGTTAGTAGGTTGTGCTGGAAAAGCAAAGTTTGATGTAAGAACACAACAAGTTGCTTACAAAGAATTATCTTCAATTAAAAGTCCAGAAGGCGACCCAATTATAATTGCTGTCTATGACTTTGTAGATATGACAGGTCAAAAGAAACCAGGTGGTAATTTTGCTTCAATGAGTACGGCAGTTACACAAGGGTCATATCAGTTATTAATTAAGGCATTATCAGACGCAGGTGACGGCAAATGGTTTAGAGTTGTAGAGAGATCAAGTCTACCAAGTTTACTACAAGAAAGAAAATTAATTAGGTCTACAAGACAACAAGTAGATGGTGAAAAGGCAGAGTCTTTACCACCACTATTATTTGCTGGTGCATATATCACAGGTGGTGTTG